AAGCAAGCCATGAATACTTTCAATGAATTCAAACGAGAAGTGTTAGAAAAAGGAGCTGAATTCAATACCTCCAAAAAAGCTATCGGCACTGGGAATGCTCTCAATCAGGCTCTCTATAATCTCATGACCCCGGAAGGACAACGTAAATCGAACGATCCGAAAGAATGGTCAAAAATAACTGGCCTGAGCCCGGACCCTGGTGCCTGGTTTAAAAATACCAAGGAAGATCTACCAAAGATAGAACAGATGATCTTTCAGGCTGCACAAGCCAAGATGACACCCGGTCGCATTATCGACCGTAACTACTGGTCTATGAAGTAAAAAGGGCTTTTATGCCTCCACCTTCCATACTCGAGCTAACCTCCGGTGTACCAATCACGCAGCTAGGCGGATTGGTTGCTGGCCAGGGTCCGGGGGTTCCGGTCTATTCTCAGCCCCAGGAGATGATAAACGCCGCCGGTCAGGTCGTCATGGTCAGTCCGTCAGACATGGCGCGCGCGCAAACGCAGGGATTCTATATTGAAAGTAAAGAGGCCAAGCACCGCCGAGTATTAGAAGAACGTTTTGGTGGCGGTCTTGGACAGCTCGAGGCCGGAGCGGTCGGCGCCGCGCGCGGCCTTACTTTTGGTCTGTCTGATTGGGCCTTAAGGTCTTTTGGGGTATCCGCAGAACGCCTACAGGCTCTCAAGGAAGCCAATCCTATTGCCACCGGGATAGGTGAGTATGGAGCCTTGGGACTCAGCTTATTGCCCTCTGGCGGGGCTTCTATACTCGGTAGGGCGGCCGGTAAGGTATTTACGACCGCAGGCTTTGCGCCGCGATTGCTATCCTCCGGGGGCCGGGCGATTGCAGAAACAACCGCCAAGGCTCTAGGAATGGACGCCGCCAAGACCGGAGCCGGTAGGGCGCTTGCCAAAATAGTCGGTGAGGGTGTCGGCCAGGCCGTGGAGGGCGGGGTCTATGGCGCTGGCATGGGTCTCTCCGAGGCAGCCCTGGGGGAGAATACCGACAGCGTAGCGGAGCATGTCCTGTCATCCGCAGGTCTTGGGGCAGTCATGGGAGGGGTGCTGGGCGGCGGGATCGCCGGAGCAAGTCAACTCGTGCGGGCCGGAATGGGTAAGATCGGAAAGACTTTTGCGGGAATGGCCCCCGAAGTAAAGATTGCAGCGGAGGAAGGCGCAGCTATCCCTACTGGTTTTGGCGCACTGGCCGAACTAAAACCTGCCGAGCTCGTCGCCGCAGGAACAGATAAACCGATAACTCTCCAAGAGGGTAGAGAGCTGGTTGATCTCTTCGAAAAATCATCTGGTGAAACTATACAACCTGGATTCCGTGACAAGCTTGCCAAGGTTGGTCAATGGCTGACTGGCGTGGATTCAGCGAAGATAAAGAGGTTCCTAACTCCTGAATTCAAGGAAGCGGTAACCTATAGTGATGAGAAGATCCTGAATGATTCCAAAAAGGCGTCTGGCCTTTGGAATCAGATCAAGGCATACATGGAACCAGTCGAAGATACTACAAGGAGTGAAAAGCCTGGAATATTTAGGGATTTGGTTCCTGAAGCGAAAAATGAAATCTCATCGACAGCTTCACTAAACCTCCTGGATGCAGTTCGCAATATTGTAAAACCAATGCTGTCAGTTAAGGGTGAAACGGTGCAGTACGGTCACCAAACGGCGCTCAGAAACGTTATGCAACTTGTGGATCGTACAGAGGATAAGGTTCTCAAGATAATCGAGGGTAAGGGATCTAAAATGGGGGGTGAACTCAATGGCGCCCTCGACCAATTCAAACGCGACTGGTGGAAGACTATCGATAACGTTATGGATTCTCTTGATAAGAGGCAATTCGCCGCGACAGAGATCGAAAAGGAAACAGCCAGGATTTTAGGCGACCAGGGTGGTCTCTATACTACCATGCAGAAGATGCTTGAGGATGGGGCGGTTTGGGGAAAGAAGGCCGCCGATACTCAAATGAAGTGGAATGCCGGCTGGACTAAGGCACTTGAGGATTCCCGGTATCGTTATAAACACCGCTTTATCAATGCTCACGAATCAACCGGCGGGCGTTGGAAGGTTGAGGCAGATCCCGCTGGATTCGAGGGATTCATCAACGACTTTGGAACAGCAAAGAATGTGCTCGATGAAAAGTATTTCGTGGAATCAATCGATCGACGGCTAGGCCTGGGTGACATCATAAAAGAAACCGGATTACTTTCCGACGCTCAAGAAATGAGTCTTGCCAAGGCACAACTCGCGGCGAAAGAACTCAAGGAGTTGCTTGGAAAGTCCAAAAGCCTCATGACCATGAAGAACCAGGCCCGCCAATTTTCAGAGCAAGTCAGTCAACTCGCCGATACCGGCTCCGGCGTAACCTCCATTTTCGGTAAACTTTCCCAGGCTGCGACCGGTGGTGGACTTATAGCTGGCGGGGCCATGATTGGCGGACCCATCGGCGCGCTGGCCGGTGCAGCCGGAGCCATGGCAATTAAGGCAATCAGTAATCCAGCCCATGCCATGAACAGAATTGCCCAACTTTCACGGATTGTAAACGACTCGAAAAAAATCCTCTCCAATCGCTTAGAAAAATTCACTGGGAGCATCGGACAGGAAGGAAAGAAAAAGTTGCCGATTAGCGCACCGGTTCGAGGCTTGGCAACAAGGGCCGCCGTCAGTTATGCGCTTGCTGAACGAAATGAACAACACCAACAGGATAGATTTGAAAAGCAACAAGACGAGATCTTCAATATCTTGAATAACACGGCATATGCTGATAGCAGGATGGTGAACTCTACTAATTCGATCCATGATATCGCGCCGAGATTGTCAGTAGCCATGCAAAATAAGCAAAAGCAGTCTGTTCAATTTCTTGCTTCCAAAATGCCACGACCATTTGATGGAATGAAAAAGATCCCAGATATCGAATTACGAAAATTTGACCGATATATCGATGCAATAAATGATCCTACGGCATTTATAGATAAACTCGCCGGAGGACATCTTGACTTCCAGGCAAGCGAGGTGTTACAAAATCTCTATCCTGAACTTCATAAGGAAATAATCTTTGAAGTCATGGAAAAAATACAACCAAAGATGGATAAACTCACGTTACAGGATCGCACGGTTCTTACCCTTGGTCTTGGTATCCCGGTATCAAAGATCATGCAGCCTGACCAAATGGCCGGTATGCAGCAAACAACCGGGAATATGATCGCGTCTCAAGTTCAGGGAATGCAGCAAGGAATCGCTGCAATGCAGATGCCGCCACGAGAGAAAAGATTGGGAGAGATGACCTCTGCCCAAAGAGTCATGTATACCTGAAAGGACAGAACATGAAAAAGAAAATCTTGTTGATCGTCACGATGGTAGTTGTTATACTTACCACTGGACTCTTGATCGCCGGCACCTATCCAATATGGCCGAAATCGACAATCTCAACTGCCGCTCAGTGTCCGGCCGTCACAACGGCGAACCAACAGTATACATTGCCTTCACCGGCGATCTACTATTATGTCAAGGTGAAAGACGCTAACGTCTTTCTTCTGGAGGGTGCTAATCCAGTGGCGACCGTTACGCCGGCGACAGGACACGGCGCGTTTGTCGGAGATGGAGAGACTTGGGGACCGGTACGGATCAATGGCCCAAAGGTCGGGTTCATCGGTGATGCGGCGGGCGAGATTTGTTTCGTACCGCTTTATCAATAGTCGGCTGGCGGGCAATGTTAAAATCGCTGGATTCCCCTTCCGTGGCGAGGAAGGCATTGCCCGCCAATTAAACAAAGGAGTTGCGATATGAAAAACGTACTTATTTTAACCATCATCTTTGTGTTTCTTTTTCCTCTTGCATTGTTGGCTCAAGAGCCACCATTGGTGAACCCGCAAGATATCATCACTCAGATTGGCAAGGCAATAAATGATTGGTCGGTCCTGGGATGGGTGTACGGATCGATTGCGCTTGTTGGTGTGCTCATCATGATATTGCGGTTACCTTTGATTGACAATTGGCTCGGTGATAAAAATCTCAAAAAATATAAACCAATCGTTGCCGGATTGCTCGGTGGTCTATCTGGCTTTCTTTCGACGTATGCCACGGGCGCCAAGTGGCCCCAAAGCATATTGGCCGGGATCGCCGCAGGACTCGCTGCTACTGGTGTTCATCAGGCTATTACTCAACCAAAAGATAACGCAATGCCAGTACCCCCAAAACCATAAGGAGGAAGGAATCATGAAAGGTACAATCCTTGCATTCATTCTCTTCGTTGTCGTGGCTCTGGCTCTAATCTATTTCTTTTCCCACCTAGTAGGTTGCACCACTCGAACCAAATCCATCAATCCACCCCATCCAGAGATCGTTACCAATGAACAAGCCTTGGGCGGCCCTAGCGCCCTCGGTATTGTTAAGTGGACTGATGATGAGTGCAAAGCTCTACATAATAAGACTGTCGCTTACACGGCAGTAACGGCGGCCTTTGCTGCCCTATCTGGTGTCGGCGGCGCGCTGGCGGGAGCCATCGACCAGAAGACCTCGAGATGGATAACCGGATCTGTCGCTCTGAGCTCGGCCATCATCTCAGCGGTCATGGGTGTCTTACTCAAGTCTGCTGACGATGACTTTTCAACAGGTTGCCGGGTGGCCACGGAACCCGAGGAACCATAAAGAGGTATCATGAGAAAGCTATTAATTGCTATTTGGGGAATCTTGTTGCTTGCTGGGACATTCGAGCAAGAACTTCCGAATGAGAACGATAGGAAAATAGGGCCAAAGGAAATTTATTGGCTAAATACAACTGTTGGCGTTACTTCTAACCGAAATCATTCCTTGACCACAGTAAATGCTGCACCGCCAGCAATTCAAACAGTTCCGTTGACTACAATAACAGATCCTAAGTTTACTACTCCTGCTATTAATACCGCTGTTATAGGATCGTATGCAACAGGCCAAAGCGGTTTGTATTCTCCTGGGGCAGATATAAATTTAATAGAAGGGCGTCACAGCTTTGAAACTTGGGCGGCTGGATCACCAACAGGATGGACTTCATATCTTGGTGCAGGATCTATATTAACTCAAGATACCACTAATCACATTCATGGGTTAAGTAGCGCAAAATTGACTCAAACAGGAAATGAGGCTGTATTGTACAGCCCGTGCTCAACAACCAATATCGGAAGCGGAACCGGTCCTTGGTATGTAAGATGTTTTGCTAAAAAAACCAGCGGTACGGCTTCTTGTGGACTTTTATTAACTGAATATTCAGACGGTGCTTGTGCTACTTATGTTACCGGAAAATGGTTAACATCTCCTCCTTTAAGTGATGTACCAGTAACGTGGACTCCAATAGGAAAATCTTTTTCGAGTAGCAATACAATAGGATCGTGGATTATTACATTAGCGTGTAATCCCGCAACTGCTGTTACTTCATGGGATGCTTGCGAATTGTATCCTGGCACAGAATTAAAAGATTCACTCTGCGTTAATGATGCTGATACTACCGCTGCCTGTGATGCTAGTATTACATCTGGGACATATCAATTAAGTGCAACTAAAAATTGGCATATATCAAAGACTGTTTCGACTCCTTATGATTGGAGCGACACCAGCGGGAGCTTCTTGTTTTATATCCCCCCAACTGCTGGTGATAACAACAAGATGAATCTGTATATTAATAATGATGCCCTCTATTGGGAAGTATATACAAGCGCGGGAGTACAAAAGCAAGCAATAGTAGCTTGTGCAAAGAATGCCCATCAAGAAGCAATTATAAATATATATCACACCAAGCTTGGAAACATTAAAGTTTGTTGCGACTCAACCTGTGGAAGTGCAGTTAGTGGGGCAACGATTGCTACTCCATCTTCAACATTTTATCTTGGGAATAACGCATCAGCAGGGTACAATACGTGGATCGATAACTTGAAATTCTTTGATAAGTGAGGTGTCTACGTGGCAATTGAAAACGTAAAAGCTGAAGACTTTGGCGATTGCCGAGTCGATTTGGGTTTAGCAGTCAATGCCGCCATTGAGGAGATAAAACCAGATGGAGGAAGTATAGAACTCCCAAAATATCCAACAACCCTATTGACCGGAATAAACGACACCAACATTCAAGTTCCTATTCTGTTTCATGGTTATGGCCGGGCGGCCCCTATATCGGCAAAAACAACGGGGCATGTGACAGATTATACGGGGTCAACGTTTCATGAATTCAGGGATATTTTAATTACTGGTAACTCTATTGCCATGCCTCAAACGGCATTCTTTTTAGCTCGTGATTCCGATAACCGCGGAGGAGGAAGATGTATTTTTAAAAATATAGAAACCATGGGGCATTTTTCCAAGTCTGTAATTTACGGTTATGGCGCAGAATGTTTGAGATTTGATGCAGGTTGTTTTTTCGTAAACAGCGAACCTGGTGCTAAAACAGCCACATTTACACGAAACAATCTGATGGGTTTGACTAGCGGATATGCTGCAATTGCCACTGGCGCACAATCAAATACCGAAATACGCATGATAGGAACAACAGTCAATAACTATGGTGGGGCAGACTCTATTGGGCTTTACTTGCATGGAGTAAGCGGCTTTTCCTGGGAGGGCGGGTATTCATCAGTTGGTGGTCGCGCCCCTATCTGTCTCGACGGGGGTGGTGATCCTGATTTGGCTTGTTTGGATATTGGTATCAGAAATATTAGAACAGAAGCGAATCCAACTTGTAAGAATTTGATCTATTTCAAAGGTGGAGAAGGAAGTGTTTTTCAAACCATAGTTTTGCAGAATATCAGTGGTCATACTGAAGCATTCGCTGATGGTGGCAGAACAATATACAGTGAAGACGGCTCACAAATAATTGATGCGAATATCGATAATATTTATGAGGCTGGTAGTCAGACTTTTGATTTGTATTCTGCTCAAGCATCATTGATAAATAGTTCACTGTATGATTTCTATGGTCGTTACAGCTTTCCTGGAAATATAATCAGGGTACCGTCGTCTGCTCGATTGCATCTTAGTCGGCCAGAATTTGATTTGACAAGTGCTTTCTTTTTGGCCGACCAGGGTATATTTTGGAAACCCGTTGCACCTTAAAACTAATAGAATAAGTAGGTGAGTCATGAAAAGAACACTTTTGGGAATGCTGGCTGCGGCTGGTATCATAACGGTTGGGATTAGCGTGTTGACAAACAATGCCACGGAACCAATTAACAAGACGGACACAAAGTCTATGATGCTGGTCTGTAAGGACACCGGAGGCATTAAGGTAAAATGGAACATTGACACCAAGGCGGTCGTCCCGGACAATTGCAAAATTGTCTCAAGTAAAATAACCAAGGAAGACAGGAAAAGCTCGAATACCAAAACTGCACTCGAAACAGAACTTGAAACCGTTTGCTACCCGTGCAAGATATCACCGGGTCAATGGGGTCAATGCCCCGGTTGTTTGCTATTGGAAGGTGGTTGTGCAAAGGCTTGTCCTGTTCCTGTCAAACTACCCTAAAAGGAGGTGATCTCAATGCCATGTGGTAAAGGAAAAGGCAAAGGCGGACGCGGAAGAGGACGGTAGATGACATCTGAAATTGACTTGCTTCCTTTGATCATCAAGATAGACAATGAAAATGCAGCCACTCTTGTGCTCGCCAAGGATATCCAGATTCAGCTCGATAGGCACATCGCTTGCTGCGAAATGTTGGCAAGAGCCAGAGATGAGGAGAAAAGGAGAGAGGAAAAAGAGAAAAAAGAGAAAATAGAAAACATCGCCCTCAAACTGAACAAGTGGGGAAATTTACCGGTCTGGATTATGATTCTCTTGTCTGGATCTTCCCTTGGTCTATCGGTATTGGTCTTCATCTATACCTTTCTGAAAAATAAGGATTGACAAAAGAACAGGGATCGTTAGAATAAGAATCTGACTGTCCGTTTGTCTCACTACCCATGAGCCCTCGCGGTGGCGAACTGCGGGGGCTCAACTTTTAAGTTGACAGAAAGATAGAAAGCTATATAGTTGTCTTTTGATTCGGGGCATAGGTGCTGGGTCGCTCCCGGCGCCGATGGTTGCCTCCCCCCAGGTGACTCGCCCCGAATACTTTGATGGAGAGAACTATGAACGAACAGGTCAAGGAAGCTCTAAAAAAGAATCTTGTTTCTTGGGGAGACATGTTCGGTGGTAAGGGCGCGGAAATGATGTTCAGTCATTTGATTGAATGGTTGGAAGAGATTGAGCAGAAAATTAAATTTGTAGATCAACTACATATTGATTACTGGGTTGATCATCAAAAAGCACATATCGATCGATACTTCAATATACTCTTTAAAGAAATAGAACTCAGAAAAGAACAGCATAGGAAGCTCGAAGAGCGAGTGAAAAAGTTGGAAGAACTATGTAAATCAAATCGACCATTTTCTCCATTGGATTAATGATCCATTCCCGAAATCGGAGGGGTAATCAGATGTCAAATGGCAATAAGAAAACAAAGCAAGATGGCAAAGGTCAAACTCAGCAAACAACAATCAGGCTTCCAAAGGAGCTTTACAAAAAATTTCGGCTCTATTGCATCCAACATGATTATCAATTGGGAGACCGAATTGTCGAGATGATCCGACGGGAGGTCGGAGGGTAACGGCTATGAACCATAATAAGTGCATAAACTTCTCGTTCTCTCAATTTGTTAATAGATTCTGGGAGCGACATTTATCTTTATATATCACATACTTCTGTCCTTTGAATAAAAGTGAAATAAAGATAGATATTTTTCTTGACAAAAAGATACCATGGTATAAACTATAGTTAACAAGGTTAGAAGAAGCTAACCAAAAGCAGGGGAAATAAGATGCAAGAAAAAACGAGAGAAGAGGGTAAGCGGCCGAGTATTAAGAAGGACGAATTGACATCGATCTGCATGTGCTGTAAAACTCATCTTAGCGGCCCGGTCGTGCCGATACATCCAATCAGTCACGGTCTCTGTGAGTCGTGTCTAGAGAAACACTATCCCGAAGTAAAAGGCAGTTAACCAAAAAAGAAGGGGAAAGAAATGAAAGCGTTGTTGAGTCTTTGGGTGTTGTCGATGATTTTGATTGCCTGTGGTGAATCAACATATATCACAGATGGTGCATCGACTTGTAGTACAGAAATAATGTGGTGCGCCGATTTTGACGAAGATGGGTTTGGTGATAGAGACAATTGTTTCAAGAGTTGTCGGGGAGAGATTGGATATATATCAGATAATATAGATGACTGCGCGCCATATGATGAACACGCATATCCCGGATCATCATTAAGAAGTTTCTATTGGAACCCAATCATGGGTCGCGTTATTGATGGCTACTCCAAATGGGATTACAATTGCGATGGCAAGATAGAATTCGATCCTATTTTAGATGATCTAGAAATGACGGAAGACTTATGTGGTAAACCTTATGGTGATAGGATACTCATCGCATGTCGATAACTTATCATAATGACTTAATTACCGGGCAGCGCATCAGTCACCATATCTACTGTGGTGAGTGCGATAGAACCATCTCTGGATCGCCGGGAGATAATTGCCATGACCGCTCTCTGTGTTCATCCTGTGATGACAGATTCAAAGGCACCAAAAGGGGAATGGTTGAGTTATGCGAGAATGGTCATACCCACAAGCTGGGCAACAGTTCGCACGTGTGGAACGGCCTGAAGGTATGTCAACGCTGCTATGATTTCGCAGTGCGGCAAGAAAAAGAAAACCAGAACATGCAAGAAAAAAAGGAATGGTGAATCATGTCAGATGAAAAGGGATTGATGAAGGCAGATCCGAGTATCGTTTCGATGGCGCTATCACAGCCGGCCATGACCATTGACCAACTCGTCGAACGTCGCACTTATATGTCAAGCCTGATTGCCAAGGCGCTCAGGAAAGGAACGGATTACGGCAAAATCCCCGGCACACCTGGAAAAGATGTCTTGCTGAAACCAGGCGCCGAAATGGTGCTGGCGGCCTTTGGGTGCCGATGTGATTTTGAGGTTCTAGAGAAAGAAGTTAATCACGATTATCAAAATATATATACCGACAAATACGGCAAGAAACATGAAGCAATTGGATTATATCGGTACGTCACTCAGGCGAATTTCTATCGTGACAACGTTCTCCTTGGTTCGGCCATCGGATCGGCCTCATCTCTTGAGGCAAAGTATCAGAATCGCCCGCGTGACGTTGAAAACACCGTCCTAAAGATATCCTGCAAGCGTGCCATGGTCGCTGGTGTCCTCATCATCTTTGGCCTCTCAGATCGTTTCACTCAGGACATCGAGGATCAATATGGCAAGGGTGACGATGTGATCGATGGAGAAACAGGAGAAGTCAAGTTGACCACGATGGAAATCTGCCGCGAGAATGCCAAAAAGGCCGGCATTGATGCAACCAAATGGACTGAGTTGACACGTAGTCTTGATATTACCAATGATAAGCGTACCCAGACGCCGGTACGAATGAAGGCATTGGCCGATCTCATCGAGAAGCATACAGCCGCCAAGACATCACCCAAGGAACTCCCCGAGGATGCCCTACGAAAGCTCGAAGGCGGTCTCCTGGGTCTCTTTGGTGCCTGGGATAATGAGGAAGCCTTGATATTTTGTTCCGAAGTGACTGATCGTTCCGTTGCCGATATCAAGACCCTCACCAAAGAAGAGTACGAGAAGATCGTCAAGGCGATTGATGCGCGGGTGAATGAAGAACCGGAGGATATTGATAGACCAACCTACGAAGGCAGTGAATAAAAAGAGATAACCAATAACCCGAAAGAGAGGGGACAAATGACAGCGTTAACAAATCCGAATAGCGATACGAACTTGAATGACAATCTAGCTCCAATGCTTCTCAGTGAGGATCAAACAATTCTGGCTGAAGGATTACTCATAAGAGCAATGCTTATGAGGATACTGAATTATCTTGGTGATAAAAGCGAGACGCCGGAACAATTCGCAATGAACCAGGAGAGCATTAATATAGTGCTCTCTATTCGCCATGCCGAGCCGTGGGTAAAGTTCCGGGAAGATGATATAACAGATATGATAGAGAACCTTTACCCCATGGTTGCCTATGATCTCTGGTTGAGTCGAAAGGCAGAACTTGTCCATGAGTGCGAACAAGTGCTGATTAAGTACATCAATGAATCGAATCTTAAAGCGAATATCAAGAGGGATTGAATAATGACTCCCAAACGCTGCCCGTTTTGTGGGGAGTATCCTGAAGTTGTAACAATGATAGATGGATCAACTTGCAAAATATGGTGTGATAATTCAAAATGTTTTATTGAGCCGCAATTAGAACTAGAAGGACACGAAGCAAAAGATATTGAAGCAGAAGCAATCCGACGTTGGAACGTGAGGGTTGAGGTATGAAAAACGTTCTCATGAAATGTGGTTGCGCGGCGAATGGCTACATAAATGATAGTAAAGATCCAGTTTGTTGCATTCATATTGGCATTCATCCGGGAGCAACACAGGTCGCAGAGCAACAACCGGATCTTACTGGTCGGAAGGCTCATTGTGCTTATGGTAGGAATTGCAGAAACGGAAATAAAGAAGTTGATTCAAGTCTGGATCTTGCCTTTTTTGAATATCATCCAGACGAAGCATTTGACATTTACTATTGCGGTTGCAGAGGATGGGATTGAATCATGCGCTCATTGAATTTTGAAAGAGACAAAGCTACTATAAAATTATGTGGTTTCGATCTTCATACAAATAATAATTATTATTGTCTATCGATTACCGTTGAATCAGAAGAACTAGCGTATTATCTCCAAGATGACTGGACAAGTCGGTGTCATAGAGCACTATTGAAGGCTAGGCGCGATGCTTACGAACAAGGCTACAAGGACGCCAAGGCTAAGAGAAAAAAACAAGATTGGTTTTACAATTCTTTGGAGATCGAATGAGACTTTTGGGCATAGATTCCGGCGAGCATTTAGGTTGGTGCATCCTTGAACAGCATCCAAGAGAGCTCAGATACAACGTTGCTACCATCAAGGATAGAACCTCACTCGCAAGACTTGCATCCAGTTTCATTCATGAGGTAAAGCCTGATTTCATCGTAGTGGAGGGCAAGTTCAGACGCCGGATTGAACGCATGTCCGGCAAGGCACTCGAGACAATGGAGTTCAGAGCCTACGCGTGGGCTGTGATGTCATCCTACCATGGGATAGATTGTGAGATGGTAGCGCCGAAGACATGGCAGTCATACTACAAAATAGGAACTCAAAAGAATCGGGCCGAAGTGGGAGAATTCTATACCAACCTGGCGCGGCGAATCGTCGGTAACGATACGGTGCCATCTGACGCAGCGGCAGCAATTCTTATCTGCTTATATGGCGAGGTATTGCTCAAGACCAAAAACCTGAAAGGATCACCATTATGAATCCAAAAGAGTTAATGGATAACCTACCTGAGAATCAACAGAAAACGGTAGAAGAGATTTACAAATTGGAAATGGAAGCGAGAAAAAAACGTTTTCTGGAAGAGTTGAAAGAAGAAATGACGACTTTCACTCATGACAATCCAACCATGACCAAGGATGAATTTATTTTAGATCTCATAGCAGATTTGAGATCTAAAATAACGATGTTACTTGATGGATGCAATGGCATGGCGAGAGAAATTAACAAACTTCAATCTACAAAAGTCGATACGGAAGGCGATAGCGTTCAATGAGCAAAGAACAGATTGAGAAAGAATCAGAAGATCTACATGATAGATTTCCATGGTATTATGAAAATTCCAATGGAGATCGCTTTCGATTTATACTAGAGGAAATGGCAAAAATAAAAGCAAGGTTGAATGAGATTGAAGAGGACTTAGAGCAGGAGGATGAACCATGACTAAATCATTTGAGACAATAACTGACACTGATATTGAAATAACTTTGTTTGTACTAAAAGCGATTGCAGACAATCCGCGTACAGTAGATGGAATCTATGGAGAATGCACTGATATCATAAAACAACTTGTCGCTGATCTCGCTGAGCGCACTAAAGAACTGGACAGAGCGCAGATTATGTGCTGTCATATGGCAAAAGAACGTGGAGTTGAGGGAACCTTACATCAAATAGCTCATGAGATGTTTGGTTTTACCCGAGCCAATGAACTCTTCCCGAAGGAAATTTATGGATGACACCATTATGGCCCGATCTCAGGATTGACTTAGCGCGCATGTTCGCCAGATATTGCAGTCATGGGCAGACAGGTGGATCATATGGATATCGCGTTCATCCGATACTTGGGCAGAAACAGTTTCATTCAGGGGTTGACATAGCAAAGACGGCAGAAACACCGATTCAGCTACCGTGCCCAGGTAGAGTATGGAAGGCTTGGTATGATCAGAAACCACCTAATGGTCATGGTGGGGGTTGGTCGGTGGTGATGGATCATGACACGTCGGCATGGGGTGAAATCATTTCTCTTGATAAACAAATATCATCAACCGGCTATTGCCACATGATTTGTCTCAACGATTGGCAGTCTGTTAAAGTTGGCAATTATCTTAACGCCGGAACTGTTCTGGGATGGGTCGGTACTTCTGGCTTGTCATCTGGTTATCATTTGCATTTTACCTTGCGAATATTTAGCGAAGGCGGCAATGTAGTAACAGATGATCCATTCCCGCATCTGCTTTCATGGTGTGGAATGTACGATGAGATGAAAGAGTATGAGAGGATAAAACTTGAATCTCGTGGGATTGAGATACCAATCCATGGGATAGGAGAAAATCGTGGCTGATCTAATAGAGAGATATAATAATATAAGTGATGAAGTTCCGATAACAGAAGAAGAAGCAAAAGAAGTATGCGATGATGTAGGAATTGATTCTGACAAGTCACTGAAGAAATTACAGGACAAGATAAGAATGTGTTGTGCCAATTGTGAGCATCTCTCTCCAGAAAAAGAATGTCTAAAGAAAATGTGCTGTACTGGATGGGAACAAAAGGGGAATAGAAAAAAATCAACTTAGGCCACCCGCCTATTGTCCAGGGCCGATCCCCCAATGTGCTTTGGATGATAGGCGGGGGCCGTTGAAAGGGAGAAATCATGATTAGAAATATATTCCCACATCACATGATGGCGACAAAGGCACTCCACAAGTTAGGCGATATAAGCAGAGATGAACCTGATCTTTGTTGGGTGAATAAAGAAACCAAATATCATTTCATAGGACATTGGGAGACTGGTTTCGGAATGATCAATGTCAAATTCCCAAAGGAAACAACAAGAGAATTGACCAAAGATGAAGTAGGCAAGTACAATAAAATGCACATAGCAATTAATAATACATACATGGGCAAAGTGAAAGTTGTAACCCTATAACCATTGAAAGGAAGGGACAGATGAAAAAGATTGAAGGAATCACATTGACGTTTTCAAACCTGAATGAAAAAGACGCTATACAACTTTTGAATTGCAGAACGGTTCAAACGAAACTACCCGGCCTTGTTAGTCCTACCCCACGGACACGTAAGGAACTGGCAGAACTGGCTCATCCCAAGCGAAAGAAGGAATGGAAACCATATCTGGATGGTAAAGACCCACTTATCAGAAAGCGTGGCCAGCCGCCGCAAATGACAAGTCCAGTGGCATATCAATTGAGCAAAGAGATGCATAAAAAGGTAAAGGCCGGCCGAGCATGGTTGCCGAGAGAAAGTCCACCAAAAAAACGTGGCCGACCACCAAAAGTAATCAAGTATGAAGAATGGCCGAGATGCAAAACGAAGGGTTGTTCCCGCCCCTCTCGTTCAAAGGGTCTGTGCCAAAAACACTATCAGCGCGCTCGATACCATGAGAAGAATCCGAAGGCGAAAACGCGGAAGGTAAAGAAATGAATTTGACATTAAGTGAATATGCTGGTCAGGGATGCGATGTGATCATAACTATACGCAGGGATGGAAGCTCCTATGTGATGTTTCAATCCAATCCGATATATGGGCATCCGATATTGGAAAAAGAAAAACTAAAGAATCTTTTGGATAAAATCGAGTTGTTAGAGAAAGAAGATTGGTCATGATTGAAAATGACCATCAAAGAGGAAGGGGAAAATCATGATCGAAGACAAAAAAGAACCAAAGGAAATGGATTACGAAACGATTGTCGCAAAGGCTAGAGCAATGGTTGGAGAAAATGAATACTATCCACGTGATGTTTTGAATTGCGCCGAAGCCATCACCCAACTTCTCAAGGAACGAGATGAGTTATTAAAATACCAAGTTACGCATCCGTGGTGCGATGCTGATATTGACCATCTGAATGACATAATCGCTGAGCGCACTAAAGAACGAGATCAACTAAAAGGTAGTTTGACGGCTATGAAAATATTAAAAGATGAGGCCATTGAGAATATGAATGCTGCGCGGAAAATGTACATCTCCGTGTGCTCAGATCACGATTATGAAGAGGAACGCAAGATAGCCATCGAAGATTTCGACCAACCTTGGGCCGACGTTAATTACCCGGAGAAAAAATGACCACCGAAAAAGAAATTGATTATAAGAAACTGATTTGTGAGTTAAGAGAATTTTATTGGCCGAGACATCATGAAGCAGCCGATGTCATCACTCAACTTATCGAAAAACTGGACAGGGCGCAAAGAGATCACATTGAAGAACGGGTGAAGTGTTTTTCTTATGCCGGTCTATTGACAACCCACTTTGAGCAAGCCTGTTTTAATTATGGTCGGAAGTGGGCAACAGAAACTTACCATCCAAGTGACAAACAAAACAAATGGGCCGATGAACATGGCTACACTTTCTGAAAAACAACCTGCTTGTCGCAAGACTGAGCTTGCCGAAAAGCGCACATGGCTTGACGAATGGAGCCCGGATAGGGCAAGAAGGAAAAAGACGCCACGGAAGCCAAAACCTGACGATAATGAGGATGTGATTTTTCCATTTGGAAGCATCAAAGCCACCTCGACCTATTCCTATCTGGTCAATATCAACAAAGATAGGCTGGTATGGTTTCCGAAACGCAACGTCACCATGGATAAAGTAAACTGCGTGATATGCGCTCCCCGATGGCTCATGCGAGACAAGGGGTTAAAGGTATGAGTTATGGAAAAAATAGATAATCTTACTCTGGAACAGGAAGAGAATCTTATCATCTACAGAGATGAATGTCTAATGATCGGAAGATCATGCGAACCGGCGGATCGGATTACAGCAGAATATGCAATAGATAGAATGTATAATTTGATAGGAGAATTTAGGCCGAAAATTATATGGTGTAATGGACCGGCAACAATGATTATAATTAAGTCGTTGAGGCAGTCGTTGAGGCAGTCGTTGAGGCAGTCGTTGGGGCAGTCGTTGGATCAGTCGTTGGGGCAGTCGTTGAGGCAGTCGTTGGGGCAGTCGTTGAGGCAGTCGTTGAGGCAGTCGTTGAGGCAGTCGTTGGATCAGTCGTTGGATCAGTCGTTGGGGCAGTCGTTGAGGCAGTCGTTGAGGCAGTCGTTGAGGCAGTCGTTGGATCAGTCGTTGAGGCAGTCGTTGGATCAGTCGTTGGATCAGTCGTTGAGGCAGTCGTTGGATCAGTCGTTGGATCAGTCGTTGGATCAGTCGTTGGGGCAGTCGTTGGGGCAGTCGTTGGATCAGTCGTTGGATCAGTCGTTGAGGCAGTCGTTGAGGCAGTCGTTGAGGCAGTCGTTGGATCAGTCGTTGAGGCAGTCGTTGGATCAGTCGTTGGATCAGTCGTTGGGGCAGTCGTTGGGGCAGTCGTTGAGGCAGTCGTTGGGGCAGTCGTTGAGGCAGTCGTTGGTATATAATAATTACGGTCAACATGAATTATATTGGGTTGCTTTTTATAATTGGCCCGATAAAAATCTAAGAAAAATTTATTCAGATTTAGACAGAGAAAAACTGGACCTCTGGATGATGTTGAGCAAATCATGTGGTTGGTGGTATCCATATAAAAATATATGTTTGGTATGTGAAAGGCCAGTACGACAAGCTATAGATGATGATGGAAGATTGCATCATGAATCAGGTCCGGCGCTGCTTTGTCGTGACGGATGGCCAGTATATGCTTGGCATGGCGTAATGGTTCCAAAGAATATTATAGAAAATCCTGAAAATATTAATATTGATTCTATCGTAACAGAAGAAAATCAGGAGATAAAAAGGATAATGTGTGAACGTTACGGCTGGGAGCGGTTTGTCAATGATATAGGAAGCGAAATTGTCAAAAAAGACAGATTCGGCACACTCATAAAAACCAACGCATTGAAAAAGTATTTACAAGGAGAAGATAATGAGGCAAGATTCGTCAAGGTCAATGATGCATCGACGGATCGGGTCTATTTATTACGGGTAGATCCGACATGCAAGACACCTCGAAGCGGTATTGCTTCAACCTTTGAAATGTCCGCACGGGAATACAAACCCTTACAGGAGGCATAGAATGAAAAGTTATCGACAGGGTGATATCCTTTTTGTTGAATGTGAAGAAATACCGGCCGCAGCTAGACAACGGAAGGACGGCATTGTTGCACGCGGAGAGGTTACCGGCCACACGCATAGGCTGGCCGGCGGGACCGCTATGCTTATGATCTGCGCTGGCATAGCATATATCAACGCGCAGACAGAGGCCTATGTGCGACATGATGAGCATAAGGAAATTATTTTGCCGCCGGGTAAATATCGAATCAAACGCCAGCGCGAATATACGCCGAATGGATGGCGCCAAGTAACGGACTAAAATAGTTCTTGACCTCTTCGATTGCCCTTGGTAGTCTAGCCTCCGGTTTACGCTCTCACAAAACTCTCTCTTGCTCCCCTGGTCGGCATCCTTGCGTAAACCAAGCTGGCTGGGGGAGCAGGGATTTTTTGAAATGAGGTCTCCATGAAGGTTAAGGAACTCATCGAACTGCTTAAAAAGACAAATCCCGACGACAAAATAATTGTTGAATACACGTACTGCAATACCAATAAAAATAGTAAAATTATTGCGACGACCGACCATCTAGAGAAAATAGGCGTTTCCATTGAAGCGTCAGATATGCGAAGAGTTGTCATTATCCATGCTACCTATCAGTAGTTAATAAAAGGGGTTGGGGCATGACCACGCCGGCGGATCACAATCCAGGAAGGCCGAAGCTCAAGGCAGTGGACTCAGAAGACTCGGCGAGGTTGCCACCCCAAAACCTTGACGCAGAACGATCGGTCTTGGGTTCCATCTTGATGGAAAACACCGCCTACAAGAAAATCGAGGGGAGACTTCAAGAGGCTGATTTCTACCGGGAGGCGCACCGTAAGATCTTCGGCGCCATGCGCACCATGTCCGTTCGCGGGATTGCAATTGACGAACTCACCCTTTGTGAATGCCTTGAGAGCCTTGGGCAACTGGAAGAGGTAGGGGGCCGGGCGGCGATCACGGCCTTGACTGATGGAATTCCAATGACCGCGCCCGGCGGATCGAATATCCAGCATTATGCACGAATCGTCAGCGACAAAGCCACAGAGCGACGGTTCATGCGGGCCATAAATGAAACAGCAGCAGTTGATTTTGGAGAAAAAGGAAAGCTTGGTGAATGTCTCAAACGGGCACAATTGCTTTATGAAGAAACTCTTCAAGAAGAAAAGCATCGAATAACAGTTTATACCGGATATCAGCTCCGCACTCGCGATATTGAACCTCGAATAACATTTCTTAATCCAATTATAAAATCAAAAACTTTATCTATGTTGTATGGATGGCGCGGAATAGGAAAAAGTAAAGTGGCGATAGGCATAGCTGTGGCGGTTTCCTGTGGAGGAAGTTTTTTGAAATGGAAAGCAGACAAGCCTCGAAAGGTTCTTTATATTGATGGCGAAATGGCTGATGATACCCTGAAATCTTGGTATATAGAAGCAATCAAGACGGGCAACAAAGACCCCATTGATAATATAATTTTCCTATCTCGTGATTTACTAAAGGATGACGAAAGAATGCCTGATCTGGCAACACTAGAGGGTCAACGCGTCGTTGAACAAATCGTATCGGAAGAAGATATCAAGTTAGTGATTATAGATAATCTATCGACCCTTTTTCCAAATTTAGTGGAAAACGAACGGGAGTCATGGGTTCCCGTTGAAGATTGGTTGCTTGCTCTTAGAGGCAAGGGATTGGCCGTGCTGGTCGTCCACCATGCCAGCAAGACAGGCGATCAGCGCGGGTCGTCGGCGCATGAGGGTGCCCTTGATACCTCAATAAAACTGAAACAGCCACCCGATTATCGAATGGAGGATGGCTGTAGTTTCCAATTGGAATTTACAAAGGCCAGATGTTTTTGGGGTATGGACGCGAAGCCATTTGACGCGAGACTTGAGACCATAGATGAGATGCCGCAATGGACAATGAAAGCGTATGAACCGCCAAACCCGGACAAGCCTCTCAAGGAACAAATTTTAGAATTATCCTCAGCTGGATTCACCGAAGTAGAAATAGTCAGACTCTTGGGTCTCAAGAGTAGAGATTGGGTTTACAAGGTCATCACTGGAGCCAAAAAAAGGAGCCAATTATGACAAAAATTCGATTTATGTTCAGTCTTGTATACTATGTTGTATACTGTTGTATAGTGATTTTGATAGAACATTGAAATATTTACATATATTTTGTATACTATTTTGTATACTCTTGTATACTACCATATTATGTCAAATAATTAAAAATGGCACTATCGAAAATGAAATTATTCAATAAAATCCGTGTATATTCATTTGTATACTGTTGTATACTAAAAGAGCTAATAGCCCGATTTATCTGCAATATTTTTGTATACTCTACCCACCTAGAATTTACCTTAGAGTATACAAATAAACTCATTGTAATTCTTACAGTTTTTTATCAAAAAGTCGGAGTATACAAATCCCTTAAGGAAAAAGAGAAAAAAAAGAAGCAAAAAAAAGAGGGCGGGAAGCTCGCTTCACTCGCAGCTTCCACGCCTCGCAGAATCGAAAGAAGCCCGCCCTGTTTTAAGCCGTCTTTCGCTACAGCCCCGGCTTAGGGCCGGAGCGCGAAAGCCGTCTTGACAGGGCTTGTCAACATTTTGGAGGAAAGGAAAACCCCATGCACTTATCAGAACAAGCCTGGAACCTTCAACCAAAGTGGTTCAAGCGGCTGCGCTTATTCCTTGGTATTTTGTGGCGTATGTATGAGGGTAAGCGTATGTCACTGAGGCTATCCTGGGATGTTGCTCTGTGCCTGTATCCATATCGAAAGAAAACCCCATGACCTCGCCGCGTGCTGCCTCAAAAGAAAGGATGTAAACATGAGGCATGAATATTGTCCTCCCTTTATGGCTAGTGTTGATAGGGAAGGCAACTTTGAATTACTGTGCAAAAAAGATACTCCATTTCTTGAAATGCGAGACAGTGCTAAACGATTTGTCATCTATAGATTTCCAGACATAGAGGGATCATGGTGTGATGTATTCATCAGAAATACTCAGAAAGGAGCAAGCCATGACGACTAAAAACCCAGTACCCAAATGGTGGCCGAAGAATCCGTACCCTATTCCCAAAGATTACCTATCTGCGATCCATGGTTACGAAACTCCCTATGCAGGTTGGCAACGCGCCTCCGATGAAATCTGGGACGCGGTACAATCAGAGCTCGGTATCGTAGGGAATGCCGAAAAACTCTATGGCAAAAAAGAAACTTGACAATCTCTTGGTAATTGGTATACCACCGTGAGGCAAGGGGGTACCCCTTGTCGGAAGACATAAGTCAGTCTTCGAGTCCAAGCATCCCGCACTATCCTGATACTCTCTACATGACGACAGAAGAAGCTTGTGGACGCTTCGATGTCTACAGACTCGGTACCACCATCACGAACGACGACGACATCGTTTACACGAGGGAAGACCTCGCTCGAGACCGGCTCAATGAGGTCTACGAGGAACGAGACAAGCTCGCTGAAAAATACCGGCGCCTGTCGGACAGAATAATCAAGATCGAGAGCCAACAGGAAATCATCACCTCTGACCGCGTGAAGGAGCGGAGACAGATCTGCATGGATCTGGTGCTCCAGGTCAGGAGAACAAAATTTCTGGACAAGCAGGACGTCTTTCAGGCTTGTTGGTATATGGCGGTTGGAAGATGGGATGTTGAAATAGCGGATGTGTTGTTCCCGGAAGTGAGGAAATCGTGAATGAGGAAATGATAAACGAAGTGAGAAAGTATTTCGAGAATGATTTCAGGAAATCCATGGAGAGATTGATTGAAGAAGAGTTCGTCCCAAAGGCCCGTATCCTCATGAAAGAAAGGGCCGGTAAGCTGGCGGCACAATTACTGGGCAGCATGATGGAATTCGAGAGAGACAAATTGAATATGCGTATAGTCCTTGTCGATTATTTCAAAAAAGGAGAATAACCCCGATGCTGAAAATCAAGGAAGTGACTTTCAATGCCAGCTTCTCTTATACCGCGGGTATCGGTGGTTTAGTGGCCCATACCCACGGAGAGCTCAAACTATCATCGGGGGAAATATGGGATCTTCAGATATCGGATAATGAGAGAATTCTATTCATGTCACACAAGCCCACAGGTCGGTATGTCGGCATCCCGATTGATGGGCAGGTGAGATATTTTGAGTATGAAACTAATCCTGCTGATCGACAAACTTTTGGAGTCTTCCCAGAAACCTTACCTATACCACCGAACGTAAAAGTAGAACCGATATCAACTAGCCATCCTGAGCCGGCACCTTGGTTTGAGAAAATGGAGATACCACAATACAAAGACTCCGATAGTTTACTTGATGTTAAAAAGAACAAGGTACCGGCGAAGGAAGCTGTCGTGAATACCTTCGCCCCGGCAGGACGTAGATCCGGCAAAGCTACCGAGATGAAGAAAGCGGTGAAGAAGTGACAGTAGATCCAAAACACGCTTGGAGGATGATTCGAGATGACGGTCTGGAATTTGGGGCGCATCTTAGTTGCGGTGGCGCATGCCGGCAAACACCAGAAATGCTGTTCATGAAAATAAGCCAGCAACTAAGGGAGGAGTTGAAGAGGAGAGAAGGGGTACGCATAGCGATGGAAGTATTCCAGGGAATGAGAAATTAGTGTTCCGATAAAACGGAGATAAAACGGGTAATTATGGGATTATTTCAAAAAGGCAATCCTGGAGGTGGAAGGAAAAAGTTACCTCCTGAGATAAACAAGGCACGCACAGAGTCTATGGTGAAGACCTTGAATGCCATAATCGAAATACGCGAGATGACGCCCAAGATGGTCGAGAAGATAGACCAGAAAGAACTGCCACTTTACAAAAGAATCATACTGCATTCGTACATCAAAAATGATGCCGAGTATTGGGAGAACAGATTACTTGGCAAGCCCCTTGAATCGATTGATATTGTAGCTCAAGTTGACGAAAATATCTCAACCAATCAGATACCCGAAGAGGAACTCGATGAGATGTCCAGAATCAGGTTAGAGGCAAAGGGATACAAGATAGTACCGCCAGCCAGGGAGGAGAAATGACGGGACTGGGCGAGATGCTAAATGCCAATAACCACGCGGCGAATGAAGCCGCTTTTCATTGTTCTCAGGAGTACCTTCCTACTGTTTCCTCAGCGTCAAGTCCGGTTCCGTCGTTTTTGAAAGGTTGATGAGGCAATGCCTTTTTATGAACATATGAAATGCCTCGGATGCGGAAAGGAACATGCCCTGAAAGTTGATTGTTACCTGGCGGCCCGAACGTCTTACCGGGCAGGCGATACGATAAAGCTACAAGGGGTCTGTGACTGCGTAGCGTTCGACGTGTTGCAAGCATTTGAACGGGTGGCCCTAGATGACACTGCCTACCTTGGAGCGCGATGGGCGAGACAGTGTGGCACTAAGAGCTATCTTGATACTCCGCAGGCTAGGGCGGTTCTCCGGGGGGAGGGAATAGACGTCACCAGGAGAGAAAATTACCATCTCGATCCGGAAAAGCGCCGAGAGTGGACAAACAAGGAGAAGCGACCTGAATCATGAATGAGGATTGCTTTGTGGTTAGGAAAGCGACCAATGATGACATACCATTCATTATCAGAAATGTCGAACGACTCTACACTGTACGATGGCCGTTTGTTTCGGCCAGGAGATCTAGACACGACATCGAAAACTGGATCATTGACTTGGTGCGGTCTGTGCCTGGATTGGGATGCGTCTCTATCCTCATCCACAAAGACCACCCCAAGGCCATCATTGCTTGTGCGTGCCATACGAAAGATACGATCATGGTTTTGTTCTCTCGCAAGGAGCTCGAGAATCTCGGTTACGAGGAAATACTCAGGAAGAAAATAGGAATCATGGACTTTGACGAACGATTCAAGAGGTTGATTTGATTGTAAGGGACTTGAAAGAGGTCATCTGGTTTACAATAGCCTACGGGCTTTTCGCCTTGCAGCAAGCGATATACTATGCCATGGTTGAGAGATGGATCAGGTATGCTACATTGTGCTGCGGCCGACGATCGGGAAAAACCGTTGTGATTGCCAGAATAGCGGCAGCCGTCGCCATGCTGCACCCGAAGGAAGGCATAAGCCCCTCATTGGTGGCAATATGCTATCCTACTCTCGACCGCGCCATTCTCATCGCCTGGCCCTTCCTGTTGCAATTGGCTTATCAGTATGACTGGCGCGTCGATGTCACCCGACATCACATCATCCTGCCTGACGGCGCCGAGATATGGCTCATTGGTCTCGACTCAACTGACGATACCAACAAGTTGCGCGGTAACCCATACTGGTTGATAATTATCGATGAGTGCCAAAACCTCAAACCTGACTTCAGACAGCTCATGGACTACGTGATTAATCCGGCATTGGAAGATCACAATGGATCGTTGCTTCTCGCCGGAACGTGCGATCCCCTGTGCCATGGATTTTGGTACGATGCGTGCCACGATGATACCTGGTCTCATTTCAACTGGTCTATGTTCGAAAATCCTCTGCTGCCGGCATGGGCCGGAAAAACTAACTGGAAGGAACTTGCCGAACAAGCCCGCAAACGTATACTCGAATTCAATCATTGGACTGAGGACGACCCGGTGTACCGAAATGAATATCTCGGACTGTGGACAAAGGACGAGAGTAAATTGGTCTACAACCGATATAACCCGGCGGTGAACGACTATGACAAATTACCTGAAGGACAAGATTGGAGATATACCCTCTCGCTCGATTTCGGTTTCGTGGATTCCTTCGCCATCAATTGTCTGGGATTTAGTTACACAATCAAGCCGGTCTACGAACTTGACACCGAGGGATATAAAGGGACAACCCTCATGGAGTGGGCAGCTATCATCAATCGGTATCGTACGAAATATAAACGTATCGTGAGTATGGTTGGTGATGAAGGGGGTCTTGGCAAGGCCATCGTAGTCGAACTCAACAAGCGATACGGATTCAATATCAAGCCAGCCGAGAAGACCAGCAAGTGGACTTTCATTCAGTTAGTCAATTCTCTTTTCAGCCAACAGTTACTCTATATTCGTCGAGAATCTCCATTGAAAGATCAACTTCTGACACTCATGAAAGCGAGGGGAAAGGAAGGCAAGGAAGATCCCAAACTGCCAAACGACCTATGCGATTCTCTGCTTTACAATACAAGAGAATCAAGGCATTGGTTGGCTAGATATCCGGTAATTCCACCTGAGCCGGGCAGTCCTGAATATTTCGAGGCTGAAAGAAACAAGATGTTTGAAATTGTCAAAAAGAAGCGTCAATTGAAAAATAGAGAAAATGATTTCGGAAGGGAATGGAGTTCTGGTTATGGCTCGTAAGAAGAAAAGCAACTTGGAAGAGTCGGTATCACAAGGTATCTCCAATCGATGGTGGTTGTCAGATATCGGGTCAATGGGACAATCTATCGCCAATTCGTTCTCTGATATAGATCGAGAACAGGAGTCCAGACGTATTAATTGGGCTAAGTTCATTTCCTGTTACGAGAATATTTCCTATGGGGATCTGCTTGATTATTCCTACAGGACACCATCTTTGATACGTCAGGAAACTTCCTACGACAATGTGGTTGGCGGGATAGTTGATGCTGTTGTGAGCAAGATTGGAGCCACCAAACCTCGGCCGGTGTGCGTATCTATCGACGGCGATCTCGAACTAATCAACAGAACCGCTCAACAAACAAGGGCGCTTGAGGGAATCTTTGACGCTTGTGAATACTACGCCTTCAAGCGGCGCCAGCTCAAATCAAGTTGTATATTCGATAATGGCTATCTCTTTTGGTATCCCGATCCAATTAGAAATGCCGTGCTCTGTGAGCCCGCTTGGATCGATGACATAAAGGTCGCTTATTCCGATGGTAGGTATGGCAAACCACGGAACATGATTCGTCATCGCATTGTTAGTCGTGGAGATGCTATCGCATCCGCCGAAATCAGAAAATGGAATGTCGATGTAATACGGCGTGCTGGATGCGTGAGGGATAACAAATCCGCCGACACCGCCGTGTCTATTGTCATTGATGATCCAATCTCTATTTATGAGGCATGGCATCTGCCGTCTAATCCAGAGGCCAAGAACGGCATACATGCGCTATCTTGCGATAGCGGATTGCTCACTGAAGAACCGGAGGAATGGGAACTTGATACCTTCCCTTGCTCAGTTCTTAGATGGTCAAATCGAGAGCTGGGATTTTACGGACAGAGTTTGGTAGAACAGACAATAGGACCGCAGAAAACATACGATCAGCTCAATGGAAAGATATTTGAAATCATCGGCGGTATGACTGTACGAGGATTCATTGAAGAAAACACAGAAGTCAATTTTGAGACCCTGACTAACCGCGGCATTACCCTATGCAAGTATAGAGGAGGCCCGCCTCCTGCTTTCATGCCGGACCCGGGGCTTGATATGTCTGTCCTGCAAGAACGAGATCGATATCGTCGCGCGTGCTATGACCGTGGTGGTATCAATGAGCTGGCAGTTACATCTCGTAAGCCGGCAGGATTGTCTTCAGGTGAGGCTTTGCGGGAAGTAAAAGACCAAGTTACTGAACGATTTCTCGAAGTGAATCAGAGTTATGAAGAGTCAGTAAAGCAAGATGCTAGGCTGGCCATCTGGTGCGCGGGAAAACTTCCCGGGTTCTACGCAAACTATAAAGACGAGCGTGGAAGAACGCTTAAGAGAATTGCCTGGAGTGACGTTATTGTACCGGAGTCAAAGTACATCATACAGATACGGGTTAGTTCATATCTGCCGACAGAAATCAACGCTCGAATGGAAAGAATTTCTGAACTCAAAAGGGAGTGGCCGCAAGCCGCACCTTTCCTTTCCAAGTTTGTTCAAGACCCGGACATCGACGCAGCTCTTGGTTTCATCAACGCACCAATCGATATCATCATGAAGGACATGGAGCTCTTACAGACTGGAGAAGAGGTTGTCCCATCAATCGTGATAAACTTCGATGCCGCCAAAACCCAGGCAGTCGCCTTAATCAGCCGTTTGATTTCGGAAGGATTGGTGGATGAAACTGTAAAGAACAACATTCTGAACTACATCATGGCCATTGATTCTCTAAAGGCTCAGGTTGAAGCGGCGCAACAGTTGAAAATTCAGGAGGCCATGGCCACGCAACAGGCCCAGCAAGGCATGGTGCCTCAACCGCCAGGTCCGCCAATCGCAATGCCGCCCGGCCCTGTTAACAACATAATACCAATGACGGGACAATAATCATGGAAGGGAGAAAGTAATTATGGACGTACAGAAAAAACCAGAAGTGAAACCACCTGTACAACCGGCAACACCACCGGCCCAGAAGCAAACGTCACAGCAACAACCACCAGCGATGGCACCGACGGTACAGTTGAGCGAAAAGCAAGTAAGCGAATTCCTAGCGGCCCGCTCTCAATGGGAAGAAGAAAAAACGGGTATGAGAAACATCATCGCCCAATTGGAGAATAGAGTAATCCAGGCGGAACAAAAGGCCAAGCAGCACGCCGATATCGTAGGCGCTCTCGAATCTGATCCTGAGAAATTTGTCACTGAACAGATCATGAAGCGCAATGTGCAACTCGAAGGGGTCGCCAAACGTATCGGAAACGACCCGATGTCATCGGTGCTCGATGAGCTCAAGCAACTGCGGGTAAAAGTCGAAAGCATGGAGAGGGGAGTAACCGAGAGAGTGTCAACTGTTGACGAGTCGACCAAGAGGTTTCAATACGCGATACAACTTGGAAATATTCTATCTCAGGATCGCTTTGATCCATTTCGCAAGGCGAGTAAAATAGTTGCTGTCGGATCAGCGAGTGAGCCTACCGTGGAGGAACTAACCGATCTGTTATTCAATGATGTCAAACGATTAAATATTCAAATGGTTCCACCTGAAATGTACGCTGAAAATTTGTTGAAGCAGTCAGAGGTCATCAATAAAAAGCATGAGGATTATCTTCAACAGTTAGGTATAACCATTCCGTCAACACCGCCGCCTGGCGCAGCTCAACCGGCATCAGATAAGACACAAGCACAAGTGCAGCCGGGTATCCCGCCACTTACCAACAACGACGAGACCGCCATGCTTTCGATTGAAGATCTGAGCAAGATGCCTGAAGAGGACCGTATTAAATATGTTGGTGCATACTATGCCAAAAAATATAATGTCGCAAAAGAAGATATCGATAAAGACAATGCCCTTGAAGTGGCAAGGAAGTTTGCCGAGAATAGACGTGCTACCGATAAAGTCGAGATAGCGGCATTCGGGAAACCACCAGAGCCAGTGGTGCAACCTGGTGTCTTGCCTGCCGCGGCGCCGAATGCCGACCAGTTAAAAATCGAGAAAGTGCCCTTGGCGTTATGATGATTAAAAATACTTTATTGACATTTTGAATTGTTCTTTGCTATGGTGTCTGCAATATAGCGCACAGATGCGCCTTAAGTCTCGCCTCACAGTGAGGCCATAGGGATAGCTCAGTAGCTATCTAGTCCTTTCGCCCAGTGGCGACCGAAAACGAAGCATTGTTTTTTGTCAACCACAAACGCGAAAGGATTCATTCATGGCCCTCACATACGCAACCACTCTCGAAATGCTGAAACAGATGTACCCACCGGGAACCATCCCGCTCATTGGGTACAACAAAACGCCAATCCAGGCACTCATGAGGAAGGATACTAGCGGCGGCGGTAACGGCATCAAAGTTCCGATGTCTATTGCTGGTGGTCAAACGTCGACCGCTAGTTTCACAACCACTCAAACAAACGCCGCCGCCTACCATTCACAGGACAAGGCATTCACGGTCATTACCTGCGATAAGTTCGCCAATGCGCGAATTGACCACAAGGTCATCAAGGCAACGCGAAACGATCTCGCCGCTTTTGCAAGAGCCTTATCCAAGGAAACACAGGTAGCTATCAAGGATTTCAGAAAGAGCAGAGAGCGCCAAATTCTTAGAGACGGAAACGGATGTTTGTGCGTTTCTTCTACTTATTCGACAGTATCGATCACGTTGCCCGATCCGTCATTCGCCCATCTGTTCGAGATCGATATGAACATAGTGTTTGCGTCGAGTCCCACGGCTGCGCTCCGCAGCGCAACCCCATCGGTGATTACCGGCGTCAACACCACTACCGGCGTCCTGACCTTTGCGGCCGATGTCAACACGACTTCCGGTTATGTCAACGGTGATTATCTGTTCGTCAGTGGCGATGTACCGACAGCCGGAACTGCGGCAGGTGGAAAGCTTTGCATCCATGGGCTTGCCGCTTGGAATCCCTACACCGATCCATCCGGTTCCGAATCATACTTTGGCGTGGATCGTTCCGTCTTTCGTAGTCGCTTGGCCGGCACTGCTATCAATTGCTCATCTGACAACATCGTGGACGCCCTCATCAAGCTGCAAAGCGAGACTGCTTGCAGCGGTGGAACCCCGACTTTCTGCGTCCTTGCCCCATTCCAAATGCGCCGATTGATCTCAACCCTTGGCGATAAATGCTTTTATGACCAGATGATGGGGAGAGGCCCAGATGACAAGTTGATCGCCAACATCGGATTTTCCACGGTCAAGGTGCAGGGCGACCAGGCTCCGATCCAGTGCATCAGTTCACCATTCGCCGAATACAATTACGCACGCATGGTCGATCCAGAAGTTTGGGTCGATTGGTCAATGGGCGATGTCCCAGAACTGACAAACGCGGGTGGAGATTCCGGGACAGACGTGTATAACGCCAATCAGATCGAATACCGTTACGCGGCCTATACTCAACCGTATAGCACCGACCAAAGCGCGAACGGCGTTTCTCTGTTGAGCGTGGCATAAGAACTGTTGAAGTGTCTTTGATAACCGGGGCGAGTGATAGGGAATGGCACTCGCCTTTTCATTCATCGTTCCCCATAGGGGTATTCAATGTACCATCAAACCGAAAACATGGGAGTTGTCGGTTTTCGTCGGGTTGTGCTTGAAGGTCGGTTTTTCCCTAATGCCGGAAGTGCTGTATCCAATGCAAGCAACAAAGGCAAGGGCTGGACGGTAGTTCGAACGAGCCAAGGGCTCTTTACCCTCACCCTCAATTATTACTATCCGCAGATCGATTCCGTGGTTTGCACCTTGCAGCTCGCCAGCGCGGCCGCTCGCTGGGTCCAGGTCGGTACCATCACGACTGCGAGCAAGACGATTGAAATCAGGGTTGTCGACGCCGCAGGCGCAGTGCAGGATGTGGGGGCCGACGCCAACAACAGTATTGGGTTCGAGATCTGCACCCGCTGTTCATCCGCTGAATTGCAGTAAGGTGGTGAACCATGGCAACCGTTTTCAAAGTACCAAGTGGAGTCGATCCGAATACCAACCCGCTCAGAGTATATCTGAGCCAAGCCTTTACCGTTGCAGGTTCCTTCGGCATGGGGGTAACGGCTGTCGCTGCCACTAAGGCGGCAGTTGGAAATTGGGATCCCGTTGAGACAGCGGTTATCGCCGGGGTCGCGGGCAATTCCTTGACCTTCGCCCTGACAGCAGGTGGAGGTCCGGCGTGTCGAGGAACGTTTGCGATGGCGCACTATGACAGCACATTGCAAACTCGGACTTGCGCGACTGGATGGACTGTTTATATCCTGCCCGGAAGTGCAACAGGCGATGGCGTACAGTCTTTTGAAAATGCTACACTTAAGACACTCACGATCATCTATGAAGCTGGGGTATCGACGCGCGCGCATGTCGATCAGATCATCAACGCAACAAACTATATTTACGTTGCGGTTGCCGGCGCGGCGACAGCGACTATTGCTGCCAGCGAGGGTACAAGTGTCGCTCTCAGTGACACACCAGCCGCCTGCGCTGGCTATACGGCATCCACCACTGCTGCTGTGGTGTACTTCACCAATGCCTTAACTACTATCACATTGGCTAAGGCTGCGGCTGCGGCACATCCAAATCTTACAGCAGCCATGACTCTTGTTGGTGGTACCGGCGCTACTGTTCTGGTTACGGGCGATGCTTTCGTGGCCGGCGCGCTTTCCGGCGGTGTTGATGCTGTCGCTATCAGCAACATTCGAGGAAAGGGCTTTACCGTCGCCAAAACAGGAGTTGGTGTCTACACCGTAACTATGGAACGATGGTGCTACCGATTGCTTGGGCCAAAGGCAAGTATTCAGCTTGCGGTCGCCGATGACAAGCATGTTCAGATCGGAACTCTTACTCAACCGGTAGCATCAACCAAGGCGCCTGGCTATTTTACTATCGGCATTTGGGATGTGAGCGGCGCGGCCGCGGCCGAGGTTGCGGTTAACAATAACAACCGGATCAACTTCTCTGTGGTTTGCGAGGATTCCCAATATTCCGAATGCTAAGGCGGTGACCGATGGCTGTTTTAGCTTCCGACATTATCTATCGAGCCAAGGATGTGGCTGAAGTACCACAATCATCTACCTGGGTGGATTCAACTGGAGTCCTAGCCATTACCAACATGGGCTATCGTGAACTCTACGATACCATTATATCGGTAAACCAGGATCATTTCACTAAGAAGGCATCGTCACTGCCGACTGTCGCGGGGGCATCGACAGTGGCGTTGCCTTCTGATTTTTTGCGAATGCGTTATATTTATGTGGTTGATGGCGGCATACGATATCCCTTAAGCCTTCTTGAATTCAATCAACGTGAGAATTTACAAACCAATAATACTGATAGACCTGAAAAGTATCGTCTTTTGGGTTCTCTTTTGTTGCTCGATCCCACGCCAAATGCAGTTTATCAACTTGAATTCTGGTATGTGCCGAATCTGACGCTATTCGCCACAACCGCAAGCGCCATGGATGCTTCAATTCCAGAGGGATGGGAGAATTACATCGTCATGCACGACGCGGTATATTTTGCGAACAGAATGGAAAAAGATCCGAGTTATTTTCTACAGGAGAAGATCAATATAGGACAACGTATCAAGGCCATGGCTTCGCATCGAGATCAGGCTCATCCGCGTACCGTCATCGACGTAAGAAATTGGATGGGAGGCGGGGCATAACAATGCAGATCAGAACGCTAGAACAACATCAGTATCGAGATAATGATCTCAACTCTTTCCAAGCTGCCGTAAGCCGATGGTCTGAACTGATTCGGGCGTGTCATCTCATAGACGGCAGGTTGATTAAAAACATCGATATTAATATTGTTTTCGGCTCTGTCTATATATCCGGTGCGATCTATCACAAACTTGGTAAAATACCAGAGGGTTGGATTCTATGTGGGAATAATTCTTCTTCTACAATCTGGAGTAATTCAATAACTAAAGATTCGATTGTCATGGCCTCTACATCCGTGACGGTTGTTTCTATTTTGGTGTTTTGATGGTATTACAGAAACAAGTAATTCCTGTTCCTTTTGTTAATGGCCTTGATAAGAAGACCGACGAACTCGCAGCTAAAATAAATGGCGGGTTCATCAATCTTGAAAATGTGCGATTGAATACAGTCGGTGCAGCCACTACCCGTCCAGGAGTAATAGCACAAACTCTTGATATGCTTGATACGTCGAAAGAGATCGTATCCAGTCAGTCTTTTCTCGAGGGTTTACAAAATAAATATCTAGTTGGCAAACAACAGACTGTTTCGGGACATGCCGTTGCATCAGACGATGGCAAAAGTATATATCGAATGCTTTCTAGTAGCACTGCTAATCATATCAATGTACAAAAGTTGGGAAACTATGAGCCATTAACATTATCAACTCATGTAATTGGTAATCCGAGAGGTGGCCAAGCTTTTATAAGTAGTTACTATTGGGATAACATAAAAAACATCAAATCAGCTTATGATCCAACAACAAATAGATATTGTATTGTAGTTTCTAATAAAGGGAGTGGTTTAGGTGAACCAACTGATGTTTTTGTTATTGACGGTTCTAATTGGAGAATCCTATATCAAAGATTGTGCGGTCCATATGCAACCGATCCACATTTCTGGACTCATACTTGTGATGTTGTTGCGGTGGATGGTAATTTTCTCATATTGGCATATGAATATGAAAATTTAATTACCAATCAGACGTATATAAACAGATTGGTTGCTTCAACTTTGGTGATGACTGAAAGCATTGCTACATTCTCTGGAAGTTTCATTCATGTAGGGGCTATGACCTATAGCACCTCGGGTACTTGTGCATGGATTCTAACCGATGGTGCAACATTGGATTGTCGAGTATATGACAAGAATGGTTCATATCAGGCAATCATAACTTGTTACACCCATCCTTCTTATGAATATGCCACAGGAGCCTGTTGTAAACGCGTCTATAATAGTGCAACATCAACATACTATATTTGTGTATTTTGGTTGGAAACATATTCTGGTCATAGTTACCCGTATTATGTATTAATCAATACATCTGGTACAATAGTTAGAACGGCAACTAATCTTGAGGGTGCTACCTATATAGTTGACAACTATTCTGATGTTGATATAAAAGATCCTTTTTTCGACGTATGCGAGGACAATTCCTATGATACGACAAAAACAGGAATACATTTTTATATGTCTATGAAAGCGAATGGAGGAAATCTAAATAATGATGGTTATAAAGATTATTTAGGCGGTAAGACTTACCAGTGGATTGATTATTTCTCAGCATCGGCTCCCATTAACTTAGGGAACAGTATTACAAAATGTCATCCTATTGGGGGTGCCATTACATTCCAAAACAAACCAGCTATCATGCTGCTGCATTCAAGTGGTAAGGAGAATGATGGGTATTTTTTACAGAATACCTATCTATTGGCAACTCCATGCAGCACCACGACATCTCATGTCATTATGAAAATTTTTAATGGTAATGCTGAAGGATTTTATCATCCGACCACACCAGCTCATATACTCAATTTCAATTGCATCAGACAGATGCACATTAATACGAATGGAGATTTAGTTTTTTTCGGTACTAATCACGACAACGTTCTCAATGATGTACCGACTTTGACTGTTATTATTGTCAGCGCGAATACATCGATATTGTCAAATGCTCTCCACAATGGCAAGACGAATTTATGTCACGGACGAGTAGATGTAATAGATGATGTATCATCAATGCCAGTTGGATTCCCGATTTATCCCGAATCAATAGTAGCCGTAGATATATCAGATGTTGAAATACCTCGCGGCACCGGTGCTCACTTTTACAGTTTTTGTGCAACCTATTCCATAATAGATAGCAATGGAGATTTTCACGAATCAGCTCCATCTCCTATAGCTACCTATGCAACTGAACCATTTTTTCTTTATATTAATGGGCCATCTCCTTCGTCTAAGTTTTATGATATATATGTTAATTTATATGGTACTGGGCAGGATGGTACTATTTTTTATCTCAATAGTTCGGTACAAGTTACACCAACCAAAAATTATGCTACAGGTGGTTTAGCATCATTATTAAAACAATTATATACTATGGGTGGGGAACTTGAAAATATAGATCCTCCCTGCTCTGAAATAATGTTCAAGTATCAGAATAGGATTTGTATAGTACCGTTTGAAAATCCGACAGTGATATGGCCGTCTAAAATACAGGTAGATGGTGTCGGTTTGTCTTTTAATGACACAATCATAACTGAACCTATATCTCGTCCTATTTTGGCCGGCTGTGAATTGATGGCAAAGATGGTGTTATTCACCGATACATCAATTGTCTATACCTATGGTTCTGGATTCGATAATAATGGTAATGGCGCTTGGGCCCCATGGGTTACGATAACTAATGATGTTGGGATAACTAATTATAGAGACATCATACCCTTTCAAAATGGAGTGATATTCAAAACCAAAAAGGGATGGTACTTGCTCGACAATGGCTTATCGTTATCGAATATTGGCTTGGAGGTTGAACCGTATCGCGGGTATTCTATGTTATCTAGTTACAACAACAAAACAATGACAGAAATAAATTGCCTCATTACCAATCCTATCGGTAGCCCATCGGCCGATTATGATTACTGTTCATGTCTTGTCTGGAATCATGTTCTAAACAAATGGTCTCGGGACACCGGCGCTCGATATACAAAAAACAGTTCTCCTGTCGCCAATGTAGCTGATATTATATGTTGGAATGATATTGTTTATAATCTCATCACCAATGGTGGAATAAATAAAGAAGATACTTCATCTTCAAGCGATAATGGTACTGCTGTCAGTGCTGTTTTAGAAACAGGATGGATTAATTACGGAGGTCTCAAGGGATACGGACGCACATGGTGGATATATCTGACTGGTTATCAGATGTATCATCCGACGATATATGTCTATTATGACGGATCATCAACGCCGACTGATACCTTCGCTTTTACCAATACGGATGACAAATTTCGTATTTTTCCAAGTAATCAGACCGCAGATGTCATGAAAGTAAAAATAGTGACATCTGGTATCACTATACAAAAATTTCTTGGTTTGGATTTGGAGATCGGTGTGAAACCGGTATTGCGGCGCGCTAGTTATCCGGCTGCCAATACCAAATAGGAGAATATCATGGCACGATCAGAGGGGAATTGGTTTACCGGTACGACTGGATTAAGTGATTTCACCCCTACAATGTTAGAATTTCGCAGGCCAGAAGATTTTCAATTAAAGCAATATGATTTGTATGCACAAAAAGATCCACTAGCACAACAGGCGCAATCTTTTGGCCAACAATTACAACAGCAATCTCAGGGAACAATGTTGTCTGAATATGCCCGTAAGAGAAATCTCGATGATTTAATGCGCCAAGTCAGATCACAGGCTGCCACTCAATCAGGAGTAAATCCAGCTACCGCTGCGAGATTGGCAGGACAGAATATGAGTCAAATGTCTCTTGGTTTCAACCAACAGAATCAAGAACAACGATTACGGGAACAGATGGCAAATCAACAGTTATATGGGCAATGGCTTGGAGGACAACAAGGAATGCAGCAGGAGGCATCCCGTGCTAACTTACAAGGAATGATGGGTAAATACCAGTTAGAAGCGGGCCAATACAATCTTATGAATCAACTTAAAATGCAACAGGATCTTGCTAATGCCGGAAATTTGAATTCGGCCGGTTTCATTGGAGGGCTGGCAGGTGGCATCGGAAGAGTAGCCGGTGCTGCCGCTAGTTATGGGGGTTAATCATGGGAACCTATGAAGATAACATTGCATTTTCACAGGCGTATCTTGACGAACAGGAACGGAAGCGAAGAGAAGAAGAGGCGGCTTTCGGACCATCGATAACAGGTGGTGGTCGCGGTCCTGCTTTTTCGTGGGGCGATCTTGCCCGCAGCGCCGGGTCGTCAGTCATGTCGGGAATATCTAATGTTCTTTCACCATCGACAGAAATTCAAGAAGCTCGAAGGTTACAACAACCAGAACCTACGCCTGTTCCACGTGAAACAATTGAGGCGCCAGATGTGACTCCTTCGGTTGTAACTCAACCACCAATGCAACCGGCTGTCGAACGGACCCCGTTAACTGGAGCCACAACTGTTACCGGCCAATCCATCGATCCATTGACATCAGATATCAGGACAGTGAGGGCATTGGGAGAAGAAAAACAAAGGAATATAAGCGATTACTATGATACCTCGGCAAGACTAGCACAGGTACACGCCGACCAAGACGCTGCTATTTCTGAAAAGCAATTTCAGGTAATTAATGCTTACGAACAAAAGGCCGCTGAAACTGAAAAAATAGAGGCTCAACGATTGAAGGAATCTCAGGATATTGTCAATCAGAGATTGAGCAACTACGACGCTGCGGTCAATGATTTCATGAAGACAAGAGTTGACCCCTCTCAATTCTGGAAGGATGAAAAAGGTAACACCTCGGTCGGTAAGTCGATCCTTGCCATGATTGGGATTGTCTTATCTGAGTTCGGTAATGCTTTGCCGGAAAAAATGGGAGGGACCGGCGGTCGCGGGCGAAATATGGCACTCGACATTATAAATCAAGCAGTTGATCGTAATATCTCGTCCCAGCGCGACCTCATCATGCAAAAGGGCCAGAAGGCCGGCATGGTCATGAACAGTTACAACATGGCTCGTCAGCATTTCTCTGACGAGACAAGCGCCGTTGCTGCGGCGCGCGCGGCCGAGTTCGCCAAATTCCAATCCGCGCTCGGTAAGATTGCCCTGGAGGCCAAGAGCCCAAATGAACGAGAGAATGCCAAACTTACCGCCGAATTAATAGGCGGACAAAGAAATATGGAGCTCGACAAAGTAAAAAATGAACAGTTTGGCATGGAATTGGCGATGAAACGACAATCTCAAGCATCGAGACAGGCAGCAAGGGAAAAACAAGAGAAAGAAATCAAAGAACTTTATTCGAAAACGATACCTGGAACAATGCTCGATCCCAATGCTCCTTTACCGAGCAATGATACTCTAAAAGAAGATCTGGCAGTATCGAGAAACATGAAGCAAGCCATGAATACTTTCAATGAATTCAAACGAGAAGTGTTAGAAAAAGGAGCTGAATTCAATACCTCCAAAAAAGCTATCGGCACTGGGAATGCTCTCAATCAGGCTCTCTATAATCTCATGA